GGTCGAGCAGATGAACGCCGCAGACGAGGAGAACCGAAGCATGACCGAACGCCGCAGCCTCTACGAAACCGAATCGACCGACCTGCCCCTGCTCCGCGTGGAATCGCGTGCGGAGGACGGCCAGCCCGAAAGCCGGTGGATCGTCGGCTACGCGGCGAAGTTCGGCGTCAACTCGCTCGACCTGGGCGACTTTGTGGAGCGGATCGACCCCAATGCGTTCGGCATCGTCGCGGAGCGTCGCGGACGCAAGAAGCCGCTGGAAACGCGGGCTCTGTGGAATCACGACCCGAACTATCCGCTGGCTCGCTATCCCGGCACGCTGCGGATGAACGTGGACGAGATCGGGCTGCGGTACGAGTTCCAGGTACCCGACACGTCCTACGGTCGCGACCTGGCGAGCAACATCGAGGCGGGCATCGTGCGAGGTTCGTCGTTCTCGTTTCAGATCGCCCCTGGTGGTGAATCTTGGAGCGTGGAAGACGGCCGCAGCATCCGCACCGTGACGAAGATCGACACGCTGATCGACGTTGGTCCGGTCACGTTTCCGGCGTATCCGGATGCCGACGTGAGTGTTGCCAAGCGGTCGTTCGATGCGTGGCGTTCCGCCGAAGCCGATGTGCAGCGGCGGCAGATTGACCGCGTGCTGCAGATTCGCGGCAAGGCGGAATCTATCCGTGATTTCCTGAGGCAGCATGGCCGCTAGTGGTGATTCGTGTCCGCGATGCCGCGAGGGCGTGATGTCCGTGGCATCGTCGCAGCGCAGCGGCGAGTACCAGGTTCGGTACTTGCGTTGCGCCAAGTGCGGCTGCACTGGCAAGCAAGTCGTGCCGCCGGGTGAGGTTCGCCGCCTGAAGGTCGGCTGAAGTTCTTTACTGTCGCGCCCTGCGCAACTGCATGGGTGGGGTGCCTTGCTCTTAGTTTCGACGGTGTGGACGGCATCGGTCGTCCGAACCCGAACAAGGAGCAATGCACGTGGACAAGCTCAAGAAGCTGCTCGATGAACTCGCCGCCGTGGTCGCCGAAATGGAGGCCACCTCGCAGGCTCCCGCCGAGGGCGACGCGCCCGCGATGACCGAGGAGCAGGAGTCTTCGCTCCGCAGCCTTGAGGCTCGCGCCGACAAGCTCCGCGAGCAGATTGCGTTCGTTGAGCGCGTCCAGGCGAAGCAGCTCGAACTGCGTTCCGTGCTGGAGCGTGCCGCTCCCGCCAAGGCCATCGACAAGACCGAAGACACCGAAAAGGAGCCGACCGTGGAGAAGCGTCATTTCGCCGTCCCGCGTGCCACTGGCAAGCTGCGGGCGTTCACCGGCCCGAATGCCGAAGAGCGTGCCTATCGTGCTGGCATGCACCTCAAGGGCTATATGCTCGGTGACGCCGAGGCTCGCCGGTGGTGCAAGGATCACGGCGTTGAGGCTCGCGCCCAGGCCGGCGGCATCAACTCGCTCGGCGGCGTGCTCGTGGCTGACGAGATGCTTTCGGAAATCGTCAGACTGGTTGAGGAGGCGGGCGCGTTCCCGCAGTACGCTCGCCGCGTTTCGATGAACTCCGACTCGATGCTGATTGCTCGCCGGACGGGTGGTCTTGCCGCTCGGCCGATTGGCGAGAACGCCGCGCCCGCGACCAGCGACGCGACGTTCGACAACATCAACCTCGTGGCGAAGATTTGGGGTATCGACAATCGCATCCCGAACTCGCTGCTCGAAGACTCGATCATCGACTTGGCCGATGCCATGGCGGTCGAGGTGGCCCAGTCGTTCGCCGAAGCCTTTGACAACGCTGGCTTCATCGGTGACGGCAGCGGGGCTCATCACGGCACGACCGGCGTTGCCACGGCGATCATCGACGGCACGCACACCGCGTCCGTGGTGACGGCTGGTGCGAACAACGACGTTTTCGCCGACCTGACGCTGAACGACTTCACGCAGGTTGTGGCTCGGCTCCCGCTCTTTGCTCGCCGGAATGCGGCGTGGTACATCTCCAGCGCTGGCTGGGGTGCCTCGATGCTGCGGCTGATGGCGGGCGTCGGTGGCAATGCCAAGGGCGACGTGGCTGGCGGGTTTGCCGAGACGTTCCTGGGCTACCCGGTGCGGCTCGTGCAGGCGATGGAAAGCCGCCTGACGGGCACGGCCAGCGGCGTCGCGTGCCTGTTCGGTGATCTCTCGCAGGCTGCCACCTACGGCGAGCGGCGGGCGGTCACGATCAAGACCGACACCAGCCGGTTCATCGAGTTCGACCAGACCCTGACCTTCGCTACGGCTCGTGTCGCCATCGTGGCTCACGACCTTGGCAACAACAGCAAGGCCGGCCCGATCGTCGCCCTGCGGTTCAACACCTGATCGAGTAGCATCCCTCTCTAGGAGATTTTGACCCATGCTTCATCTGGCTCGTACGAAGACGGATGCCATCATCGGCACGGCTGACACCGCAACGAATGCGACGGCGCAGCACACCATCGACACGCTGGGCTACGCCTATGCGTCCATCGACGTTGTGTTTGAGCCGAACGCGGCGACGACCGACGCTATCTGCCGGTCACTGAAGGTCGAGGAGTCGGACCTGTCGGCTTCGGCCTACTCTGACATCACGGCCCTGGTGGGCGGTGGCGTCGGCGGGTTCACGATTCCGACCAGCGGCTCGCGGACTGCGGGCAGCAACGTGGTCCGGCTGAACGTGGACCTTCGCGGCAAGAAGCGTTACCTGCGGGTGAATGCCACCCCGACTGCCGCGAGCGTGGTCGCCAGCGTCGTGCGGCTTGGCCGTGGCGAGGTGGGCGAGGCTTCCGCGTCGGCTGCCGGCGTGCAGGTTCGCGTTGACGCCTGACGCTTGACACAGTGTGCAAAGTGGACGGCTGGCAGGGGATTACCTCTGCCAGCCGTTTTCTTTTTGCAGGGGCCGCCATGCTCGTTCGCGTTGGTGATACGCAGGTGGATGTTCGCGTCGAGGCAGTCATGTCGATGCCTCGGCTGGGTTTCAACGACAACTGGTTCACGTGGGCTCAAGCCCTGATGCCGTTGGGTATCCGGCCTACAAAGGTCACTGGGGCGTTCTGGGGGCAGTGCCTCCAGCGAGTGATGGAGCAGTTCGTCGATTCGTGCGAATACATCCTCACGATCGACTACGACACGTTCTTTTCCCGCGAGGATATCGAGCATCTTTTCGCCCTGGCGATGACATTTCAATGCGACGCGATCACCGGGCTGCAGACGAAGCGTGAGGACGGCAGGCCCATGCTCACGCTCAAGGGGATGCTGGACAGCCCGCCAGCAGGCGGCAATACCAGCGTCGGGAAGGAGTGGTTTGCCGAGCCCGTGCAAGAGGTGGATTCCGCCCATTTCGGGCTGACGGTGATTTCCACGGCGGCACTCAAGCGGACGCCGAAACCGTGGTTCCTGGGCGTGCCGAATGACGCTGGCGAATGGGGCGACGGCCGCACCGACGATGACATCCATTTCTGGCGCCAGTTCCGCAAGGCTGGCAACCGCGTCTTCGTCTCGCCCCGCGTCGTGCTCGGCCACGGCGAATACGTGGTCACGTGGCCCGGCAAAGACCTCGGCAAGCCTGTTTTCCAGTGGGCCACCGAGTTCTGCAACACCTTGAGGCGTCCCGAAACTGCATGGAGTGTCCCCCAATAATGAAAATAAAGCTGACCAAGAACTACTCGACTTACCGCGTCGGGGATGTGATCGACTGCGAAGACGTGACGGCGGTGCGGCTCATCAACGATGGGATCGCTGTCCGTGAGCAGCAGATGGATTTGATCGAGACGGCGACTGCGGAGCCGGGCGGCGAGTCTGCCGACCTGACGCCGCGACGCCGTGGCCGGCCACCCAAGGCGAGGAACAATGCAATACCGCAGTCTGAGGGTAGCGACGCCGCCGACGGTTGAGCCGGTGACGCTGGCCGAGGCGAAGGCCCACTGCCGCATCGACACGACCGATGACGATGCCTACGTCATGGCACTCGTGACGGCGGCTCGCCAGTGGGTTGAGTCCTACATGGACGAGGCCCTGGTCCACCAGCAGCTCGTGATGCGGCTGGACGGGTTCCCGCCTGAGATCGAGTTGCCGAAGCCGCCGATGGCCACGGCTGGCACGCATACGGCGACCACGATCACGTTCACGCTCAACGAGACTGGCACGACCGCGACGCTATCGACGTCGCAGTATCGCGTGGACCGCGACTCGCGGCCGGGCGTGATTCGCCATCTCTACGGCGGTTCGTGGCCCGCGTACCTGGAGGACTACGGCTCGGTGTCGGTCACGTGGTGGGCCGGCCGTGGGGCGAGCGGGTCTGCCGTGCCGCAAGGCGTCAGGAACGCGATCCTGTGGCTGGTGGGGCTCTGGTACGAGCGGCGGATGGCTGCCGATGCTGCCGGGCTGAGTGAGATTCCGTTTGGCGTCAAATCCCTGCTCGACGCTCACCGCTGGGGCTCCTACCGATGATTGAGCCCGGCAAACTCCGCGAGCGGGTAACAATTCAAATCGCCAGCGGCACGACGAACACGCTGGGCGAGACGG